TGTACAGATATCTCGTAAAATAATCTGACAATAATGCAAATTGTCAGATAATTTAACAAGGGAAATAAAATGAACTACTACGGAATCCCATATTTGCAGAATAAATTGACATTGAAGCGTGTCAGAACACTTACAAGATATGCATTCTACGAAATGAAGAATGCTACATTTGATTTTGGCATATCCACGCCGCCAGAGTTGAAGTATTGGAATAGTGTTGTGGGATGGTGCGCCAAGGGAGTTGATGCGCTTGCGGATAGACTTGATTTCTATGCATTCCGGGAAGATGTATTCGGACTCAATGAAATATTTGATATGAATAACCGTGATGTGCTGTTTGATTCTGCAATATTGGGTGCCCTGATATCGTCTTGTGATTTCATCTATGTGTCAGAGGATGAGACAGGATTCCCAAGATTACAGGTAATAGATGGCGGCAATGCAACCGGAATATTGAATCCGATAAATGGGATGCTTGATGAGGGTTATGCCGTACTTAGCCGGGATGATTTGGGGAACCCGGTAAGCGAAGCATACTTCACATATGAGTACACGGCATATTATGAAAATGGGAAACTTGTAGATTCCAGAGAGAATAAGGCACCTTATCCGTGTTTAGTTCCGGTGATATTCAAACCCGATAGTGTAAGACCATTCGGGCATTCAAGGATATCAAGGGCGTGTATGAGCATAGTGGGATCAGCTCTCAGAACTATCAAGCGGTCAGAGATATCCGCCGAATTTTATTCATTCCCTCAGAAGTGGGCAACGGGCTTAGACCCGAATGCAGAGCAGATCGACAAGTGGATGGCGGCAATGTCAGCCATGATGAAGTTTTCACTAAATGAGGATGGCAATGACCATGTAAAGGTTGGACAATTCACTCAGCAGAGCATGAGCCCTCATGTGGAGCAACTAAAGATGTTTGCATCAATCTTTGCATCGGAGGTTGGATTGACGTTAGATGATTTGGGATTCCCTCAGAGTAATCCGTCTTCTTATGATGCTATTAAGGCATCACATGAAAACTTGCGTCTGACAGCCAAAAAAGCACAAAAGAGTTTCAATGTTGGAATACTGAATGCCGGTTATCTGGCGGCTTGTATTCGTGACAATATGAAATATCAACGGTCACAGTTATCCTATACAAAACCTGTATGGGCTCCCGTATTCCCTGCCGATGTATCAATGATCGGAGCCATAGGAGATGCGGTTGGAAAGATCAATGCGGTTTATCCTGATTACTTCACCGAGGATAAATTGTATGAATTGACCGGAATGTAAAAGTGTTCTGCCACTAATGCAGGGAAGGGAAATTAAATATGACAGATGTTGTGCCGGAATTGTTAGAAGATATAATAACAAGGTTTAACACCTTTACGATATCTGATAGACGGTTAAGGGGCATATCAAGAAGGATTCGGGATGGTACGGCAACACAGATTGACGGACACGCATATGCCGAGAGGTTAGGCGTTGGAGCATCAAGAGCCTTAAAAGAGTGCTTGACAGAAGACAGGCTCCCGGATGGAAAGTTGTATTACAACATAGCCACACGAACCGTGATTCCCGTGCTTGAAAATAATCAAGCATTGGTCAATCAGGCGGCTACAGAAATCCAAAAAGTGATTGATAAAACGGATAGAGTAGGATTGTCCCCCGTAGAGCCTGTATTCCCCAGAGAGCGCATCAATGGGTTAATTGATAAGATGACAGCCGACAATATCACATTGGATTCGGCAAGAATCTGGATCGGTGAGCCTATTGTTAATAACTCCGAAGCATTCTTTGATGATTTTGTTCGGGAAAACGCAAAATTCAGAGCAGATGCCGGGATGAAATCAAAGATAACACGCATTGTGAGTCATGGGTGTTGTTCGTGGTGCGATGCCCTCGCAGGCACATATGATTATGGGAATGAACCCCAAGAGATATATGCCCGGCACGAATATTGTAGATGCACCGTGACATTCCAGAGCCAAAAGACTTCACAGAATGTGTGGACGAAAAAGAAGTGGGAAAGCACTCCCGAAGAAATAACAAGGCGTGAGAACACTAAAGTGTCAACAATGAGCAAAAATGAACGCATACAAGTGCTTGACCGTCTTGATAAAGATAGATTGGTGAGACAGATCATGGACGCAACCGGGTATGATCGTGCTACAGCTAACCGGATTGCGGACAAGAGCCCAGATGCAATTGCCAAAGCAATAGAGCGTGGGCGAAAGAATGCATATAGGAGATAACGGTAATGAGAGTGGGATCAAAAAATCCCTCTTTTACCAATGTTGAGTATGCAGACACAAAAGGACAGGAGGCAATTGACCTTTACAAAAGTACAACACAAAGCCTATTAGAATGGCAGGAAATACAAATTAACTCAATAATGGCAATAAATCCTGACGGTCTATGGACATATATGGTCTATGGGTTATGTGTGTCAAGGCGTAATGGAAAAGGTGAGATTTTGGCGGCAAGGGAGTTTGACGGTCTTATAAATCAATGCGAAAAGATATGCCACACAGCACACCGTACCACTACATCTCACGATGCATTCAATAGATTGTATGCGCTCCTTAAAAAAGCAGGGTATGAGGAACATTCAAGAAAACAGAAAGTTATGCCTGAGCGTTCCTTTTTTGCATCTAAGCAATATGGACTTGAACACATAGAAGTTACCGGCGGCGGTTCTATAGATTTTAGGACCCGAACAAATAATGGCGGTCTTGGTGAGGGATTCGACTTACTTGTAATTGATGAGGCGCAAGAATATACATCAAAGCAGGAAAGTGCATTGATATACACAGTCAGCGCATCAAAGAATCCGCAAACCATTTTAGTTGGTACGCCACCAACAATTATATCTGGCGGTGATGTTTTTGTTCGTTTGAGGGAGTCTGTAATAGATGGCAAAGCCCAAGACACAGGATGGGCGGAATGGTCAATAGATGAACAGACCGAGGACATTGATAACGTAGATTTATGGTATCAATATAATCCTTCCTTGGGAACTATCCTAAGTGAACGAAATATCCGTGCAGAACTTGCCGGGGATGCATTAGACTTCAATATCCAGAGATTAGGGTTGTGGATAAAGTACAATCAAAAATCTGCAATATCCGAAGATGAATGGATGGAGTTAAAAACCGAGAAAAAGCCAAAATTAGAAGATAACTTGTATTTAGGTGTCAAATATGGGCGTGATGGTGCAAATGTGGCATTGAGCATTGCCGCAAAGACAAAAGATGGAAAGATATTTGTGGAAACCATTGATTGTGTATCTGTAAGAGCCGGTAATCATTGGATGTTTGATTATTTCAAGAATCCGAAGGTACAAAAGATTGCAATTGATGGGGCAAGCGGTCAGCAGACATTGGCGGATCAGATGAAAGAAGCAGGTTTCAAAAAACCTATACTTCCCGCCGTGCGTGAGATAGTGCTTGCCAACAATATGTTTGAGCAGGGTCTGTATTCAAAGCAGATTACCCATAGTGGGCAGGAGTCATTGAAGAACGTGGTTTCCAATTGCGAAAAACGACCAATAGGCTCAAACGGTGGTTTCGGTTACAAGTCATTAGTTGAAACATACGATATCGCAATTATGGATAGTATGATCCTTGCCTATTGGCTATGTGCTACTACAAAAGATGCACCGTCAAAACAATCTATAAGTTATTAAGAGAGCATCCGCAAGGGTGCTTTTTTAATGCATATATTTACGTTACTCAACGGTAAAAGAGGAGGAAAAACAAATGGCAGAAGATTTCAAGGTAATTGAAACTCAGGAAGATTTTGACAAGGCAATTCAAAAGAGATTAGCGCAAAAGGATCGGGAACTTGCGGAAAAGTACAAAGATTACTTATCCCCGGATGAAGTGACGGAGATCAAAGCGGAATACGAGAAACGTATTGCCGAAGCCGCAGAGCAGATCAAGAGCGTTAAAGAGTCTCATGCATCACAGGATGCCGAGTTTAAATCTTTGTCAGAACGTGCAGAGAAAGCGGAAAAAGCATTGCTGAAAAACCGTATTGCACATGAAAATGGGCTCCCGTTGGAGTTGTCAGCCCGGTTGATAGGTGATACCGAGGACGAACTAAAGGCAGATGCCGAAAGCCTCGCATCATTTATGAAACCACAGACAGCACCACCACTTGCATCTTTTGAGCCTAAAGGAACAAACGATAGTACAGCCGCATGGGCAAAGTTAATTGCCGGGCTGAATTCACAATCATAAGAGGAGAGTAATATTATGGCTACTATTTTAGCAGGAACAAGTTTCCCCACAGAGTTAGTAAGAGAAATGTTTAATAATGTCAGCGGACATTCATCCGTTGCCCGTCTTTCAGACGCAAAGCCTATGCCCTTTAATGGTGAGACTGTAATGGTCTTCAATAACGCAGGTGAGGCATCACTTGTGGCAGAAGGTGCCGCAAAGCCTGCCGGCAATGCAAGCGTTGATCCTGTTATCATCCGTCCTCAGAAGTTTGTTTATCAGCAGAGAGTATCGGATGAGTTTGTTAAGAATGCAGAGAGCAAACTTAACTTCTTACAGACATTTGCAGACGGATTTAGCCGTGTGATTGCAAGGGGTCTTGATATTGCATCTATTCACGGTATTGATCCTGCATCCAAAGCTGATGTGCCCGGACTTGCCACCAACAACATAGATGACTTAGTAGTGGCAGGGTCAATCATCACATATGATTCAACAGCACCCGATGCCAACATTGATGCCGCCGTTGCCGCAATACAGGCACTTGGCGCATCCGTAAGCGGTATTGCAATGAGCCCTGCATTTAGTGCGGCACTTGCAAGCCTTAAAGTAAACGGCGTACCT